CTGAAACGTGAATTGGCATCAAGTTAGATTGATAATAACTAACTCTTGGTGTACCAAAATCTCCTACTTCATAACTCATAGCTATTTGATTATTTCTTTCTGGAGCAAATTGATTTAAACCGTTACCAACTATTGAAGGGATAATTGTATCTGGTAAGTATACTTTCATTCCTTCAGCTACAGCACCATAGTTTTTAAAGAGCATATTAGCTTGTGCTAATTGTTGGTAAGATGTAATTGCCGTTGTACCATCTCCAAAAAATCTATAAGGTCCAGAGAAAGTATTAGGTGTTCCATTTACTTGGGATACTACACCAGACACCCAGTTTAAAGCTATATTGGTTTCAACTAAATTTGCAAGTTCTGCAATAGCTGATTTACCAAACACTCTCATGTAATCTTCTTCGCCTTTTTCTAAATTGAAGATTCTTTGTTGTGAAGTAACTGTAAAGCTTGTATTGTTTGCTTGATCAGCCACTAATTGTAAAACACGTTGAACAGCTGGTTCAAAACTTGCAACAAGTCCTGCTGCTGTAGTAAAACGTGGTGGTAAATCAAACGTTACTGTTGAACCTAAGTTAGCTTGAATTTTATCAAAATCTTTAAATTTTTTATTTGATGTATTGATATGACAAGCCATATTCAATAGTAAAGCAAGTCCAGATCTCTGATATGTTTGGACTTGTTGTAAAATGTTATTAGGAAATACTGCCATTTTATAACCCCATTATTTTTTAAAATAATCGGATTAGACTTTCCATTTTTTTCTGTAATCGCTTACAGATAAAGGTGCGCCTGAATCCGTGCCATAATTGGAAGGACGCAATTGTGATAGAGGCGAATTTGCTGTTTTTGCTTTAGAAGCTTGTTCGTTGTCTTTAATAGACTGCGAAAGGCTTTTAACATATTCCAGCGCATCTTTAGGACTTTTTTCAGCTAAAGCTTCTAAGGTAACTAGGCCTAGACGATTTTTGCCAAAGTGATAAACAAGATCACCCGCATTATCGACAGCTTCAGCCAAAAGATGAACAACATTAGGAAATTGGCCAATCTCCATATTATTGGTTACTTGGTCGAAATCCTCGTACTTAGATTTGTCTGATTCAACTTTATTAAAGTAAGTATCAACGAGTTTTTGTGCATATTCAGCTTCAGTTTTTTGACGAGCTTCATTCATCCACTCATCGCGTAAACGTTGTGCTTCTTCTGCTGCTATACGTCTATAATTATCAGAATTTATGTTTTGTGATTGTGTTTCAGACTGTACTTGTTGCTCTTGTCTTCTTTTGTAAGATTCAACAGCATCATGTTTAGCTCTACCAACAATTTCATTTAATTCTGACTGACGAAACATACGTTCATCAGACTTAGACGACTCAGATCTACTTTCTGTAGTTGTTAAATCACCAGTACCTTGTGTACTTGTTTGCTCTAATCCTTGAGCCAAATTATCCATTTTGCCATCCTTAGCTTATTAACCGCGCTACCGTATTTCTCTTATGAGAAGCCTTCGCCTAACGAACGAGTCTCGGCATGATTTTAAGTCACATGCTTGACTTAGTTATTACCCCACAACGGTTAACATATAATTTAGTCTCAGATCTAAATTATATGTTTCTGACCAAACACAAGGACCTTAGGGGAGGTTAATTAATGTTCGATCATTAATTTAACTATACTCCAAAATTATAACTTGATAATTTTCTTATTAATTTTTATAGTATTTTATTGAAAAATATTAAGTTTTATTAATTTCAAGGACGAAACATGATAGAAATTAACGGCAAACAATACTTAACAGAAAAAGAAGTTTCAAGAAAATATGGATTTTCTGTCCCATGGTTTAGAAAAGAAAGAACAAAAAAAAATAAACCGCCATTCTGCAAACTTTCTAAAAACGGTAGAGTTTTTTATCCATTAATAGAAACAGAATTATGGTTTCAAGAAAAAATAAATATGCATTAATTGCGTATTTTCTTATAACAGATTTTATTAAACTGATATCTATATAAATCATTTCTAAGTTAGTTTATATAGATATTAATTTATCAATATTTTTTCTCCGTTTAAAAAAGAATTGTTAATAAAATAAACACTTTTATGATATAATCTAAACAATGTTTGGAAGAAAATATGAAAGAAACAAACCATAAAGATTATGTAGACCATGAAGTAAGGCTAAAAGTGCTTGAGCATTTATCTGAAAAAACTTTTCATATTCTAGAAAGATTAGAAAACAAAATGGATAATCAATTTAAATGGATTATCGGAACAATTATTACAATGATCGGCGGTCTTATTGTTGCAAAAATATTTTGAAACTTCTATATTTAAGCTGAACTTAAAAAAAGGATTTTTTAGATATGGATATCAGGTTTATTGATACAGAAACTCATTTAGCATTGTGTGAAATAGAAGAAAGCATGTTAAAAGCGTGCGAATTAATATCTTCTTTAAATGAACTTAAAGATAGAATAAAAAGACTAAGCAAAGAAGCTGATTACTATGCATCAAAACCTTATAATTGCAGTTAATTAATTGGCGGGTTACCCCGCCTTTTTTTACGCTCTAACAGGAGTTTTTCCGGTTCTTCCACGCGTCCAGTCAGAAGAAGAATGCTTACCTTCTCCCATTTTGCCATTGTGGCCTGGTTGTGGTTTATGATCTTTTTGTAAAACTCTACTTATACCTTTACTCATTGGTCTAGCTTTATGCATTTAAATCTCCTTATTTCATACACTTTTTCTTAACCATTTTCTTCATCATAGCTTTATCTTGCTTGACGTCCGCATGCTTCATTTCCTTTTTTACAGCCTTTTTAACTATTTTTTTCATTTAACACTCCTTGTTATAAACAGTTACATTATAAATCCCTTTTTTGAATTTAAATACATTCATCGCCTATAAATATGTTTAATTTATACACAAGTGCATTAGAACTTTTTAAAAACTATTTTTTCTTTGCTGCCTTTAAATTATCAACCAAATTTGGATATGGTCTACCTGCGGCTTTAGCTGAAGCCTTAGCGCTTGCTTTTTGTTTAGAGGATAATGCTTTTGGTTTGCCTAGTTTCTTGGGTCTTGGCTTATCCCAAATTTCTTTTTTCATTTGCAATCCCATTTTCTTAACGCTAAAGCCTTGCGTGTTGGTCGTCCTTTTTCATCTTTCATAGGTCCTGGATTACCGCTCATACGGGCACAAAAACTTTTCCTGCGTGCAGCAGCTTTAGGTGACTTTTTAGCTTGCTCAGAACTTACAGGCGGTTTCAAATTCATGCCTTGTGCTTTAGCTGATGCTCTACCTTTTGCATTTAGGCCTCCTGTGGGGCTTTTCCCTTCTTTTCTAGTCCAAGCTGCTGTTTTAGCCATAATCACCTCTTTTTTGGTTTTTTCTTAGATACAGCATATGCAATAGCAACTGCCTGTTTAATGGGCTTAGTTTTTGCTTCTGTTTTGATATTTTTTTTAAATCCTGCGGTTCCTGGTTTAGCACCTTTGATAAGCGGCATATTAATACTCCACAATTTCTTTTGGAAAATCTTCTTCTATTATAGGGCGCAAATGATTAGGCAATCTATCTAACACTTGCTCTATTCGTTGCAATTCTTTTAAAATACAAGCAGGTTTTGCTTGTTCTTCCATTTGTTTAATTAAAGACTTTTGTTTTAATTTTTCTATATAAGCTCTTTGATTTTTAGTCCTTGAGTCTTTGGTTATAAACTTTTTCGTACATAGTTCTTCTTTCTTGTGTGTTGGCTCCATCTAAATGTCTCCTTACTTGCACTTCCAACTGTCTATCATTTAACTTATAAGTTTTTTTTAATTGTTGGGGTGTAGCATTAAATAAATCTTGGTAAGTCACTTTTTTCATGTTAGATCCTTTGTGATGATTCGTTATTTAATTTGTGATAAGCCTGTCTATGTTTATGTTCAATATCCATTTGTTTAATTGCAATGTCTGCGTTTTTAGCGTAACGTTCTGTTTGCGCTTTTAGTGCTTGAACTGCATTTGATGATTCTTTAGATTGAGCATCAATAATTACTTTTTGCCTTTCCACTTCAATTTTTGCCATATCAACCGCAAACTGTGCTTGATCTTTTTGAGCTTTTTGCTGTAGTTCTTGTTCTTTGATTTGAGCCACAAGTAAAGCTGGATCATTTTGTTGTTGTTGCATAGCTTGTTGTTTTTGTTCTTGATATTCACGTGTCCAATCCTCGGTTAATTTCTTAAGTTCTTCAATTCCCCGTCCTTCCATATTATCTAGGATAAATGGCAAGCCTTTTTCAGCCATAAATTGTTGGAATAATGGGGACATTCCCATCATTTCTTTAATCATCATAATTGTTCTAGATTTTTGAATTGTGAACGAAGCGCCTGCTTTAACTATTACATTTAGGACATTCGTATCAAAATCCATTGGCAAGCCATCATCTTGATTAATCTTAATGTATTCGCGAGTCCCATCAGGTGACAATACTGGGATAGTTCTCGGGGTAACGTAATATTTAGGCAGCAGATCCACATATATTTGACAAGCTCTTTGCCAACCTTCAAGATATCCGACAATGTAAGGCATGGCAGCCGCATTAGATTGTGTTGCAGCTTCAACAATAGCAATCCCAGACAATTGATTATTATTGATCCCAAGAGAAGCGTCATAAGAGCCCAAAACGTTCTGTATGAGTGAATCCGCGCCCTGAAATGCATTTGTAATTTCCGGAGGCGCAGGAACGCGTTGTATTTCACGGATTGGATTTGCAATAGGCATTTCTGGATTTGATTCGTGTACTGAGTTAAAAACAAGGGTAGACGCTTTTTGTACATTTTTATAAGCTTCCTGAAATTCATCTTCTTTAGGTATAGCTTCTTTAGCCACCATAAACTTATGTTGTATCGTATTTTCTATTTCATTTGCAAGAGAGATACCAGCATAATTTTTTAATCTTTGCGCACCCTTAGCGTGATAAACATAAGGCCTTGTTACTTGTCTTACGTTACCTGAAGTAGGTGTTTTTAAAGTAACACTTGAGCCATCAACAAACACCAAAGGTAAATAGCTAAAATCTGTTTCTTCGTATTCTAACACTTGATTGTCTATAACTCGGTAACGCACTATATATTCAAGTTTTGTTTTACGCGGTTTGCCTATGTATTTAGGCGGCAATTCAAATCTATCCCAGTTATTAATCATTTTATTGTATTTATCTAAGGTAATTGTTTTTCCATCTGGCATTTGTACAATTGAAGTTTCTTTATATTTTTTTTCATAATAATCTGCTACTAAGATTATGTTGGTACTATCGTTTTGATAACTCCAGTTAAACCCTGAAAAATCCCTTCTAAAATTTAAATTTTCAATTTTAACATCTGGATATTCATGTAAAAAATCATCTTCAGCCATTGGGAAAAGTTCAAAACAAAATCTTCCATCACCTTTATGTGAAAATCTTGCTAATGGGTCAAACCCTATTAAAGTGGGATCATAAACTCTTTCTATGTTAATTACTTGATTCATAGACATAGGGTTTTCATAATCTGTGGTTATTTTAAGACAAGAAAAACCGCCAGATAATAAATCTTTGTAAACTTCATATCTAGTATTATGGTTTTTTGGGTCTAACAGTATATGTCTTAAGTGTTGTTCAACTATTTTTATTGTTAACGGGTCAGCTTTGTCTTGGTCATCCGCAAGCACCATAACATCAGGTTCTTGTTTAGAAAACTCACCTAACAATCTAGAAATATATGCTTCTAAAACATTAAACTCTAATTGAGGACGAGACAAAGTCTCAAGCATGGTAAGCTCATCAGATGATAAACAACTTTCAAAGACAAAACGCCTAAATTCATTAAAGCGATCATAATTAGGTTTAAAATAATCATGAGCTTTTCTAACTGTGCTTTTAATCTTTTCTAATCTATTTTGATAGCGTTGTGCTATTTCTCTCATTTGACATCCTTGTCAACAAGGTTTTTTTATTTACTATTTTAAACGTTATTTACCAAAAATTAAACCTATCATTCTGTATCTAGTCTAGATAATATTTTATTTATATATTTTATAGAAGAGTAGCAGTGATTTATTAAAATTGTTTCTAGATCATCGTTGCCATTAAACATAGATTCTATATCTTTTAAAAAATCAAAATACATTATTTTGGCCATATTTAAATTGGTTAAAACAGTAACAGCGTTTTTTCTTTTCTTATAATTTTTTGAAACAGATGTAACAAAATCTTTTTTTATAGGCTCGTAAGACTTTTTAAGCGCATTTTTTTCAAAATCTTTTAAGTAAATTATTTGTGCCATAATAACCTTAGTGAGTATTATCTAAATTTTTATGTGTTAAATGATAATGT